GTAAAACATTTTTATCTTTATATTTAGCATTAGAAGAAGTATTAGATCCTTCATCAGATTATAATGATATATTTATAGTTAGATCAGTAGTATCTACTAGAGATATAGGTTTTCTACCCGGTGATGAACAAGAAAAAGTATCTTTATATGAAGCTCCTTACAGATCTGTCTGTGGGGAGCTTTTTGGTATAAAGGATGCTTATGATGCTCTAAAACAACAGAATAATATAAAATTTATGAGTACATCTTTTATCAGGGGCATAACTATAAATAACGCTGTAGTGATTGTGGATGAATGTCAGAACTTGAATTTTCATGAACTTGATAGTATAATTACAAGAATAGGTAAAAACAGTAAAATTATATTTTCTGGAGATTACACCCAATCTGATCTCACTAAGGAGAATGATAAAAAAGGTATTCAACATTTTATGAGAATACTTAAATGCTTAAAAGAATTTACTGCTATTGAATTTGGAATAGACGATATAGTGAGAAGTGACTTTCTCAAACAATATATCATAGCAAAGTATAATATGCAAGCAAATGGAAACTACTAAAAAACACTATTGTTGCTTTAACAAAAATTACAAAGAAGCTGCAGAAAGAAAAATATTATTAAAGTATTTAAAAACAAACAATCTGTTAAATAAAGGTTATGTTTCAACAGGAGAAGAAAGTGATGAAACATTTGATGAATTAGATATAGAAACTACATTAAATAAATCTTTAGTCAATATAATTCCTGAAGGTAATTTTAGGTCTAGGGATTCTCAATTTTTAAGTGAAAAAGTATATAGATGCTTTTTATTTAAAAAACCTTTCATACTACTAAGTAGACAGAATGATTTATCCTATATTAGAGGTATAGGTTATAAAACATTTGAACCTATTATTGATGAAAACTATGATCAAATGTATGATCACAAAACTAGATTAATAGAGGTGTGCAAAGAAATAAAAAGAATTACTAGTAAACCTATTGAAGAGTTTATGAAAGATATTGATAAATTAACAGAAATATGCGAATATAACTATAAACTATATATTTCAAATAGAGAACGTATAAAAAGAGAATTTTATGATAGAATCACAAAAAACTATTAATATACTAGTAGATGATATAGACAGGGATGACGGATTTGTATCTAATGTAATAAAAGGTGGTACAGAAGTATTAGTAGGTACTACCCCATTAATTTTTAAAGACTATGATTTTAATTATATTCCGTCTTATTTTGTAAAAGAAATAAAAAATTGGATATATCCTGTAGTAATTCTTAATAGTACTTTTATAAGTTTACTAATAGCAAACAGTAGTTCTAGAACAGATATATTATCAATAATACCAAATAAAGTTTATCAAGAGTATAAAAAAAATAAAGGTCACATAGTATTAGTTTTATACGAACCCATAAATGATGAAGACATAAAATTATTAGTTAAAACAGTAGAAACTAATCCTAGATATAAAAATTTATTGTTTATGACTATGCATTATATTAATTCCCCTAATTTTTTTATGTTTAATATTACAGAGCATGAATTATTTAACTTTGAAGTGCACGGTATTAAACATAATGTTCGTAGCACTTATGAGTTATTTAAACAAGAAAATAAAGAAAAATCTATTAATCTGATGATAGACGATATAGACGTAGAAAAAGGATGTATACCTAATTTATTTGGAGATGAACGTCATTTAATCAAATTAAAATCTATATTTAATGGTTATAAACTAAATTATATTCCATCATTTTTTGCTGATTATACAGAAGAATGGTACTATCCTATAGTAGTTAATCATTTATTTATATTTAATGAGAGCCAAGTACCTCCATTAAAAAGTTTAATACCTAGATCTGTTAAAAAAGGTATTAAAAATAAAAGAGGAAAATTTCTATTTATTATAGTTGAGGCAATGACTATAGAAATGATAGAATATATAGAAATGATTGTATTACACAGAGGAGTTCTCACAAGGGAACAAGAATCTGATTTTATTTTTATTACTCCTCATATACTAGATCATCCAAATTTTTATACTACAGATTTACATAGTTGGGACTTATTATATAAAGATAGAGAAGTGGCTGATCAAAATATCTCTAATGAAGACACTAGAAAATTTTGTTGTTTTCTACGTAACTATCATGAAAGATATATAAGGGGCTTAACAGTAGTTGCTTTAGAAAAATGTAATTTACTTGATCAAGGATTCGTTTCATTAAAAGATAATGGAAAAGATTTTAAAAATAACTTAGATACTACCCTTTTAAATACTAAACACATGCAAGCATTATCTATAATTACAAAACAAGAAAATACTAAATTAAATTTTACTTCTTTTGATAAAGTATATAGTATGATAGATATAAAAGATACGTTAAGTAAGTCTTTATTTAATTTTGTAATAGAAGGATCATATGATAAACCAATACCTCGTATATATAATGACCCAGCAGGAGAGGTAGTTTATATAACAGAAAAAACATATAGAAATATTATATATAAAAAACCTTTTATAATATTAGGACAACCAGGACAGTTAGCATTTTTACATAAACTTGGTTATAAAACATTTCATCCTATCATAAATGAGAGCTATGATACTTACGAAGATTCGGCTGAAAGATTTTATAGGGTTATGAAAGAAGTAAAACGTCTATGTAGTAAAAGTAAAGAAGAGTTAATAGAAATGTTTAAACAAGTAGATGACGTTTTAAACTATAACTATAATTTGTATTTTTCTAAGAAATTAGAATTAAGAGATGAATTAATACGTAGAGTAAAAAATGAATAGTATATATAAAAACTTTGATAATAACACACTAAACTATGATCATGATTGTTATCCTTGGGCTTTATGGGTATTAGAAATAATACAAGAATTATATCCTTATGTGACTAGTCTTGAAAATATACATAAAGAGGTACCTACCAGAGAATTAATACCAATAACAGATATGGTACAAAAAAGACTGAGTGCGCCTGATTATTCTAAAAAGTTTGACGCTTTTGCGAAAACTTATATAGCACCCCTATTAGATAATAAAAGATATTTAATTAAGAGACGCCCAACTCTTAATTTAGTAGTACCTAATCAAGAAAGATTAGGTAGAAAACTACCATTTCATCAAGGTATATTTTATAAAAATGGTAGAGGACAAGGTACTATATGGATGCCCTTGACAAAAGCATATGATACTAACTCTATGTATGTAGTATCAACCAAAGAATCAAGAAGAATTACAAAATCATTAATAAATAATCAATGGAGTCAGAAAAAATTTGAAGATGCATGTTTAGAAACTGCTTATCCAATAGATTTAGATGTAGGACAGGCACACTTATTTCATCAAGAAATATTGCATGGTAATGTAAATAATAAAACTAATATTACTAGAATGGCTATAGATTGGCATGTATTAGTAGAAGGAGAAGAATTTGGAGGTAGACTTCCTGGAGGATTCTTTAGATTACCTAATGATATAGAGTATAAAACAATAAATCATACAAATGATACCTGTGTAGGATACATAGGTAATAACACAGATTATAATAGAGATATTCCTTTAAATTTACAAAGAGATGCGCTACGTACATTTTGTAAAACTCATAATATACCTAATAATATGATGCAAGTTGAGAATGAATATCTACATTGGATGCCCATATTAGAAGATCTAATAGTATCAGAAGTAGATGTAATAGTTATGAGTAGTATATATTCTTTACCTGATGAAATAGTTAGAAGAGACAAGTTGTTGAATTTAGCATTAGAAAATAATGTTACTATATGGTTTGTTAATGAAGAATTTTGTTTGAGTAATAAAGAAGAAAAAGATAAAATTAATACATATTTAAATTTTGGATATAAGCATAAAGGATGGATGCCATGGGAAACATAATATTACAAGAAACTAGTATAGATTATGATTTATCTTTTATACATAATATTGAATGGTTTAATTACAAAGATCCTTTAAAAGATATTATGACAGATAAACTAAAAGATCTGCATAAACCTTATGGAGGTATGCCTTCAAGTTATACTGATGAAAATACTATCATATACCAAAAGTTCTTATCTAAGTCAGAAATAGATTATAATATATTAAGTCAACAAACAAATATAGATATACACACTGTATCAGTAATAAGACAAAGACCAGGAAACTGTATACCTCTACACGTAGATAAGTTTTATAAACTAAGACAGATGAAACCTAATGGAGAACCTGTTAGAGCTAATATTTTTATAGAAGATTGGGCAGATGGTCATATACTTCAGTTTGGAGACAAAATAAAATGGAATTGGAAAAAGAATACAGGATGGATATTTAATGAACATGTTCCTCACCTATCAGGCAATTGTGGTATGAAAGATAAATATACACTACAACTATCAGGATTTTTTAAATAATGACAATTAGATATACAAATTTACCGGATAATAAAAATAAACCTTTTGGAGGTGCTTACAGTGTTCACGATAGAGAACTAACTACTTATAGAGATGAAACTATAAGAATGTTTACTGTTAATAATAACTATTCAGTAAAAAATGCAGAAATAATAAAACAAGAGTTTCTCCAAACATATAAAGAATGGATGTTTAGCCATTTTCCAAGAGTAACAGGCATAGAACAATATAGTCATATGTGTTTTACACAAGGTACTACAGAATCTTTTGCACAGTTTTATATTAGGTATAGAAATAATAAACGATTAAGAATTGCTAGAGGTGAGTATTTTTATCATCAAATGATGAAAGCTTTATGGTATGATGATAATTTTGCGTGGCTAGAAGATGAACCTATTAAAGAAGGTGACGTAGTACTATTAAGTGTTCCTTTTTCTGATACAGGTGCCGTGCCTAATGATTTAGAAAAAATATTATGTGATTGTGATAGATTAAAAGTACCTGTCATGATAGATTTAGCATATCTTAATATATCTGTTGATTTACAATTTAATCTAGATCATTCTTGTATAGAATATGTAGTATCATCTCTTTCTAAAGTATTTCCTATTGAGACACATAGAATAGGAATTAGGATGCAAAAAGAACCTTTTGAAGATCAAATATATGTAATAAATGAACATAACTATAATTATATTAATTTATTAAGTGCGTATCTTGGTACTGCTATGATGAAGAAGTTTCCAGCTAATTATGTGTTTGATAAATATCATAGTAAACAACTAGCATTTTGTCAAAAACTTGATTTAGTACCTTCCTATTGTGTGTATTTTGGTTTAGACTATACAGGAAGATTTAAAGAATACAATAGAGGTAATAACAGTAATAGGTTATGCTTTTCAAGAATATGGGATGGAAGACAAAAATATGACTTGTAATAACGACTGGGATGAGTTAGAAGAAATGATTGTAGGTACAGCAGACTATGCTACATTACCTATACCTAATAGGAGTGTGATGAAATGTCAATATCCAGAATTTGAAGAAGAGTATATGAAATCTGTAGCAGGTTTCTATCCTCAACAAATTATTGACGAACAAAATGAAGATTTAGAAATATTAAGTGATACTCTTAAAGAGCTAGGAGTTAAAGTATATAGACCAGATACTCAGTATGCTCTTGAAGATATTAAATCTCCTACATGGGAAGGTAAAAATTGGCATTACCATTGTCCAAGAGATCTAACATTAATTGTAGGTAATAAGATTATAGAAACACCTACGCCTATATGGAATAGACAATTTGAAACATGGGCATATAGGGATATATTTATGAATATGTTTCGTGAAGGGTATTCTTGGATTAAAGCTCCTATTCCTTTACTATTTGATGAAAACTATAAAGAAGATACAAAAGGTGTACCCTCACTAAACAATGAAGAAATTCTTTTTGAAGCAGCTAATTGTGTAAGAGCAAATAAAGACATACTATATCAAATATCAAATACTGGAAATAGGCTAGGAGGAGAATGGTTACAACGTATATTAGGGGATGAATATACGGTACACATAGTAGAAGGTCTTTACTCGTATGCACACTTAGATAGTACTATAGTACCTCTTAGAGAGGGTCTAGTATTATATAATGGGAGCAGAGTAACTTTAGATAACGAACCAGAAATGTTTAAATCTTGGGATAAGATTTGGATTAGTGAATGTGTTGGTCCTACTGACCCACCATTAGGGCTGCCGTGGGGAGCTAGTGAGTGGATTGGTATGAATTTTATTAGTGTAAATCCGAATCTAGCTATTGTAGATAAAAAACAAACAGAAATTCATGAAAAACTAAATGCTGTAGGTATTGAAACTATACCTTTAGAACTAAGGCATGATAGAATTATTAGTGGCGGTTTTCACTGTGCTACTCTAGATCTAAAAAGAAAGAGAGCCTTATGATATATGGCTTACAATAAAAGTAAAGCTAAAGGTTCAGCATATGAACATAAAATAGCAATATTATTAAGTAAGGAATTTGATGTAGAATTTAGAAGAGTTCCTTTATCTGGAGCTATAGATTATCTAAAAGGAGACATATGGACACCCCATGATACTGCGTGGTGGCCATATTGTATTGAATGTAAACACTATAAAGAAATTCAATGGAATAATCTATTAACTTCCAAAACTACTAATATATTTGGATTCTGGGAACAAGCTGTACGTGAAGCTGAAGTAATGAAAAAGAAACCCCTATTATTATTTAGATGGGATAG